CTGTCTTCAGGAGACATAAGTAGACCTTGGCCTGCCTGTTGTGCTAGACCACCATACTGTGAGCGAAGGTTCTGAAGGTCTTGGCCTTGCCCATAACCACCAACTTGTTGTCCAAACAAACCGCCAACGGCCCCACGTTGTCCTGCAATAGAAGGATCAAACTGTCCTGCGCGACCAAGGAAGTTCTGAGCTTGCCCGTAGGCGTTAGAGCCTATCTGTCCCGCTAGTGGGTTGTACTGTCCACCCAAGTTACCCGCTAGTTGACCTGCGCCACCCATTAGTTGACTCTGTAGAGCCTGCTGTTCAGGACTGAGGTTAACATTAAGCCCACCATTAGCACCTGCTTGTACGTTAGCAAGGTTAGAGGTAACACCAAAAGGTTTAAACTGTGTAGCGTCAGAGGCTTTTTGACCTAAAGCAGTAGATTTATCATAACCTATCTGTCCTGCTTCTTGTGCTGCTTTAACACCTTCTTGTCCTACGTAATACTGTGCGCCTAACTCTGCGGCACCTTTTAAAAAAGCAGGCATAGTTTGAAATAGAGCCATTAGTATGCTCCTCCAGTTATTGTGTCAGCCGTTAGAGTACCTGATATGTTCACAGTGACGGCTGTAGTAGTCCCTGTTAAGGCAGCGTTAGCAGCATTAGCTTTAGTAGCACTGGCTGTCGCTATGTTATTAAACTCTGTATCAATCTCTGTTCCCTTGACAATCTTAGCTGCGTTACCGGAAGCAAGAGCATCTTTAGTGGCAAAATTAGTGGTCTTTGTATAGTTGGACATTAGATGAGTCTCCCTAGTATAGCATGTATGTCAATTTTTTGAATAGAAAAAGAAGTGTCGTTGATCTCAGTTTCAAGGCCAATAGTTACTACCTCACCGTTGCCGCTAGTGTTAACCTTCGGTGTATTGATAATGGCAGAAGCTGTATACTCCGCAGTTGTGTTGTACTCAGACACTCCGTACTCACCTGAATTGGTTGATCCCGTTAAAGTAAACACCTGCTTAGTAAAGTTAGTGGAGTAGTCATAACCCCAGTTCAACGTAGCTTTAGCGTTCTGACCACCAATGATAGTAATGTTAAACTTCTTTAGAAACTTTAAGTTAGAAGCATTGCCAAAGTCCATAGGGTTGCTGAAGTAACGCATCTGGTAGTTAACTGTGCCATCTAAGTAACCACTGTATTTTACAATGCCTGAAGAAAGACCAAAGTATATGTCACCCGCTTCAGTTGTAGTAAAAGCTAGTGGGTGCAAACCTGACCAAGAAGTAACACGTTGTGACCCATCCTGCAAAGGTGAACGCATGTCAAAGCAATACGTTGTGTCACTGTCAGGCAGAGTCAACAAGTAGAATGCTTCATCAGCACTGTACAAAGATTTAATAGGATTGGTTTGTAAAGGCACAAGAGAGGTAAGATCAGTACGGACGTTCTTGCTTATGTCCCGCATGGGCATAGACTTCTCTTGAATAGTCCTGCCAAAGCTACGAACACCTGAGTCAGATAGGAACAAGATGTCAGTACCTGTGTGCTGCACTGAGTCTCTTGCTATACAACCTACACCCTCTACTGTATCCGCTAATGTCATGTTAGCGGGGGAAGAAGCACCTGAGTACACAAGGATAGACTTCTTGCCAAAGATAACTAAGAAGTTGTTGTGTGTAGCTAGAGCCACTACTTCGTCATTACCCGTAGGCCATACAGTTGTTAGGTTAAGACTGCCTGTAGCACCGCCTGTCCACTTTGTGCCGTCAAGAGTATCACTCCAGTACACAGTGTGCTTGTTGCCTACAATGTCCGTAACCCACAGCTTACCAAAGGCAGCTAGTACTTCGTTGCCCTGCGGTACTGTGCCTGAGTATCCTGTGTGAGCAGTGATAACTTCCATCACAAAGGAACCTGAATCGTCTGTAGCAATTAACGGGACATGCCCAGACTGAAACATATACAGGTGGTTGTTGAAGGTTGCACACTTCCAATTGTTAGCTGACGGTGAATAGCCACTAGGTGTAATATCAACCAGTGTGCCTGTGCCTTTGAATATCTTGTTGTTTCCCGCAGAGATAACAACCTTGCTACCACTAGTGTCCACAAACTCAAAGACTGTTTCTATGCCACGACTACTACCTAGCACAGCAGCACCGTTAGAAGACACAGCGTCCCATCCTTTACGCGCACCTATGCGGCCTAGCTTGTCTATAACACAGTTGTCAGCAACAGAGGCAAACGAGGGGTCACCGCCTATGGGAGATTCCTGCGTGTTAAGCCCCATAAATCCTGGCGCTGCTACTGTAATGTTCTGTAGTTGTTGAGCCATTTAAGAATACCAGATAGTTTCTTCGGGATGTTGGGCAGCGTCAAAGGCTATAGCATCAGCTAAAGTCCTATCAGCAAGAGCAAACAGTTCAGCAGCACTTGTGCCACCTGTCTCACCACGCTCTCTAGCACCCAATGCAGTGGCTAGTTGAACGACAGGAGAGGAAGGTATAAGCATGTTGTCTGTGTCTACAGTGAAGTCATCAGTACGTAGGACAGCGTTAAAGCGTACCTGATACACACCATCAGGCTTTGGATACAAGTCAACACCGTTGTCTCCGTTAGCGTCCACACCGTTAAAGCTGTAGAACTGTGGAGTACCTGTAGGTGCATCGTTGATAAGGAAAGCGTTGTTCATCCAGTGTGATGTGCGGTACTGCAAAAAGAAGTTAGAGGTGTCGTTAGCAACATCCAGTATCTTCATACGGTTGCCAGAGCCAACCAGTGTGTAGTTAAAAGCTGTATCATCTGTGCTGACAGTTAGCGTGTCACGTAAGGCTGTCCAATCGTAGGCATCCTCAACAGTTCTTTTAGAGTCGTTAACAAACTCACCTATAAGTTTAGAGTAGCTGTTCTGAGAGACTGACGTAACTTCCTCTTCCCTCAGTCTGCGTAGTACGCTGTTAACTAGCTGTAAGTATGTCATTATGCAAACCTTTGTGATGTTGTAAATGCAGACTCAAATGGAGATGTTAAAAACTCTTCTATGTCTACTTCTTGTTCTGGTTGGTTAAGTGGGCCAAACTCTGTTAGTTCTATCTTGTTCTTAAACTTGAATAGTTCGTCTTCAAATATCTTACCTGTTGTAGCTGTAGGAGCAGGTGCGCTTGAAAGAAGCATACCCATACCCATGCCTAAACTTGGTAGGTTTAAGTTAGGTAAGTCTATTTCGGGAGTACTGAAGGGTGACTGTATATCGTATAAGCCTTCATCTAGCTTAGTCAGTTCTCTCCTAGCTGCTGTATCTGCTGCTGACAGGAACTCACCTGTAGGCTGTATAACAGCATCGTCAAACGCAGATAAACCTTGCCTAGCTAACGTGTCTGCTGCGGACAGCCCCTTGCCAATTTCTTTTGTAACAGGCTGTATTGTTTTATCAAACTCTCTTAAACCTTTTCTAACTGCTGTGTCTGCGTCTGATAGAACATCGCCAACACTTTTTGCAACATCTTCTAGTATACCTAAGTCTACGCTTGGTAACTCAAAATCAAGACCATCTGGCGTGGGTATGTTTAAACCACCGCCTTCTTTAATATACGTTCCTAAACCATAAATTAAAGCTTTGTCAAAGTCTGCACCGCTTGAAAGTTTATCTACTACTTTTAAAAGTCCCGCCTTTGCATCATCCGATTGAAATATACCCGCTACTCTACCAGTATCAGACATGCCTTCAACAGTACCTGTTGCTTCTTTAAACACTTTATCTATAGCTGCGTTCCCTACTGCTGAGTAAATGAAACTCTTAGGGTCGCCTGTGGCAGCGGCATTTAATAAGGCCGTAGACTGACTATATGTTAATGGCCCTAGCCCTACCCCTGATAAAGCTAGTTGTTCGGCTACCATACCACTAGCTACGTTACCCGTTTGAGAAGCTAACTCTCCTATCTTCCTAGCTTCTTCAGCACTGGCGGGTGCTTTTAACATGCCTGTTTCGTTTAAGCCAACGGTTGCCATAGACAACCAGTCTCCTGCGTGTAAAGTTTCTCCTGCTAAACCTTTACCTGCCGAAATAACAGCTTCTGAGGCACCGCCAGTAGCAAGGGCGGCTCCTATTCTAAGTGCAGGGTTGTTTAGGACTTCTTGAAACATGCTTTTGCTTGTATCTACATAGACAGTTGAGTACGTGCCTACTGGCCCTTGGTCTTGCCAGATGCCATCTTGTCCTGATCTTCCGTGTAACATATCATTAAACTTGTCGCTACCGCCTGTTAGCTGATAGGTAACACCGTCGCGGACTTGCGTAAGGGGGATGTTGTTATCTTTAACATATGACATTAAAGCGTCTTTAGAGGCAGTATCTCCTAAGTCAGCAGGGCTAGACAAGCCTGCCCGTTTGAAGTCGCTAGGGTCAAAACTTGTAAGACTATACTTGTTGTTGGTTGCCCTTCTTTGAGATTCAATACCGCCTAGGAAGCTAGCAAAACCGCCAAGGGCTTTATTGGGAGTATCATAAACAGTGCCTGAAGAGAAACTTATATCTTCATTACGAGGAAGACCTGAAGAAGTGTTTGATCTTTTTGAAACAGCAGGTTTAGGCTGAACTACAGGAGCAGGTACAACAACAGGTTTAGGTTGAACTACAGCAGCAGGTTTAGGTGCAGCTTGAGCAGCCCTTATCGCTTCTAAATTAATCCCCATGAAAGAAGGCATGCCTCCACCTTG